TGCATTTGTACTCTTTCTGCTTACTCAGTACACACTTTTAAAGTTCTTTGACAAACTATTGGGCATAGACTTTAAGAAAGCCTTTGACAGAATAGAAGAGTGTCCTAAAGCTATGAGTCATTACTATGGTTTACGCTTCCTTGGTACTTCTATTGCTATGGGTTTGATTATCTGTGTAGCCTTCATTGTGTGAGGGCAATACAATGCAATTACATAGGTATTTAACCGCTATTATATGCGTTCTATTGCTTACTCTGTGGGGTAGCCCTCCTGTACATGCAAACGCTCTCAGGAATGCCATTTATGACGGACAAATAGCCAAATGGAACGCCTTCTATAACCCCTCTATACCTTGGATATGGGCTAAGGCTCAATTAGTAGCTGAGAGCCGTCTAAACACTAATGCAACGTCACCTGTAGGGGCTATGGGGTTAGGTCAGTTCATGCCTGATACTTGGAGTCAGGTTAGGAAGGAATTAGGCTTACCAGCTAATGCAAGTGCTTACACAAGTCAGTACAACATTCAAGCTCATGCTTATTACATGAACTACCTACGGTCACAGTTTAAGAAGCCTAGACCAGAAGTTGATAGACACTCTTTAGCACTAGCCTCATACAATGCCGGATTAGGAAACATTCTAAAGGCACAAGCTAAAGGAGGGAACAGCCTTCTTTATTCTCCAATGGCAAAGGCACTCCCTTTAGTCACAGGACACCATTCGATTGAAACAACAACCTATGTTAAAAGGATATGGGAATATGTGGAAGTTTATAGTAAGTAATGTAACGTTTAAGGGTGTGCTGTGGGGTAGCTTGGGTTTAGCCTTATTGTGGTTTCTATACTCATATACTGCCTTAACTAATGAGCTTTCTAACGTCAATTGGGAGCTAGCTGGCACTAAGAATAAGTTAGAGTCTGCTAATTACTCAATAGAACAAATGAAGTTATACGAAACACAAAGAAAGGAATGGAATAAAGAACTAGATACAATGACAGCTAAGTTTAAGAAAGAGTTAGACGGCTATTCACTCACACTAAAGGGCATTGCAAATGAACGTAGTAAGAACGGGGTTAATAACTCTCTGTCTGAGCCTGTTGCTAGGGTGCTCAAAGACTTCAATGGTAAGTGAGTCTGTATGTCCAGTGTATGACGTACAGGCGCTTGCTGAATGCCCTCTGAATGACTACAGCGAAACAGAGCTAGCACAATGTTACATTAGCCTCACATTGGAAGTAAGGAAGGGTAACGCTCAATTACAGAAGTTTAAATAAACGGGTATAAAAAAGCCCCTCGGGGAAAGGGGCGAAGTGTTACAACTTGTAGAGGCTGTTAGAGGGTTGGGATAACAAAGGTACGTTTACCCCACTCTTTAGCCGCTCTCTGTATCTCTTGCACAATGGAAGGGTTATTCAACCACAATACAAGGTAGCTGTTAGGTGTGTCTTGTTCTACAAACAGTTGAAAGGCTTTCATACATACCACTCCTTGTTGAGTTCACCACACTTAATACGTTTCACAGTGGTAAGGTTCACACAGCGAAAGCCAGCAGCTTGCATATCCCACACAGTGTAAAGCTCCTCTTTGTGTGCATGACCAGCTACACCACCGCTTGTACCCTTACTAACTTCGTTCCTGCATACCATGTCACGAACACTACCGTCTTTCTTTACGAACGATACACTAAATACTTTACCAGCGGTAGAGTCAAGGATTGCACGCATTTGGCTAACTGTGGCTACATGTTCCATTTCTAACACCTCTAAAGGCTTGCTGTTTGTGTAAGACAGAGAATAGAGCAACAGCGAAGCAAGGTCAAGAACTATTTTTACTTTTCTTTCTTGCACTCTCATTCCCTCTGTAACCAGAAAAAGGAGAAGGGTGAAGTATATATATATAGTGTTTGGTTTTCTCCTTTTGTGCATACCACAAGAAAAGAGTAGACACAACTCCTAATTCGTGGTACAATGTTGTATAAGGTATATGTTTTTAAAGCCCAATACCACTACCGTCTGTCGGATTTAGTGGTTATTCATAGTTATTTTCTATTTATTTCACTCTAGCTATATACAAACTAACAAAAATAGTAGTATAATACAGTGAGAGAGCAAAGAAAACAACTGATTTTTAATTTAAAACCAAAATGAGGTAACACAATGAAGCTAAACCTAACACAAGACACACCAGAAGTACACCAAAACAAGAATTTAATTCGTCGTCGTTTCTATCTGACACCAGACGCTCTTTTGTATTTGGATTCTCTGGCTTTACAACAAAACAAAAGCCCTTCAATTCTTCTTGATCTTATTCTTGTTTCCCTGTATAACAAGACTGTTCACTAAAAAGAGAACAAAACGGGTATATAAATATAGTGTTGGGATTTCCCCTTTTCACTAAACACAACCAATTGAGGTTAGCAAATGGCACTAGTAATTAGCAAAGACGTAGAAGCACAAGTAGTTGAAGATCGTAAAGCAGGCTTGACCTATGCACAGCTCCTAGAGAAGTACAGCGAGTATGGGGTAACAAAGAAATGGTTAGAGCGTGTGTGCAAAGGCTCCAATGTTGTGAAGCTTGCAAGCTCTCCACAGAAGGCAGTAGCACTTATTCTCCCTTTGGCTATTCGCCCTATTGGTGTTAAGCCTTCGGAATACTTTCACATTCTCAAGCAAGCCTATGGCTCTGTGTATGACACTGATTTGGGGTATGAGAAACTTAACTGCACTCAAGCTCAAAAGTCTTATGTTCGTAGTCAAGTGAAAGAGAAGGCAGCCAAACAGAACAAGGTTGCAATGTTTGTACCTGAGTGGTTAGACCGCGCACAACCAGTGGAATGCAATAACTTAATGCTGGGTATGGCGCAGAGTCTTTATGATTCAGTTGAGGAACAGATTCAAACCTTTCTCAATGCTTACCCTGAACTTGGGGACATTCCTAAAGGTGGCTACAGTATCCGTCAAGAGCTGTTTGCTTTGGTAGTGGGTGGTTATGACCCTAGTGGTGTTGGTAAGCGCTGTGACAGGAATACAGAAGCTGTTGAATTCCTAACACAGAATCCAGACCTACCCGTTAAGCTAGACGTATGCCTAGAGAAGTTTGTAGACGTAGAGGAAGAATACGACACTTGGGAAGCTATCTTGCAAGAGTTGGGGTATTAAGTTATGGAAGCGTGGCGAGTAGACCCAAACCTTTCCAGTGTGGCAGTCAAACGTCCAACAGAAATAGAATTCATGCGACGTTTTAAGGACGCTAAGGCGTTCTACGCTGTAACTGAATACCTTACTAGTCCTAAGCACCATGAGAGCTTAGAGGCGTATAAAGTGTGGTGGTGCAAGAGGAATAACGTATGCCTTTAAGTCAACAGTATGTAGACATTATGGAAGCGAACAAGGGGAAACCCTTAGACATTAAAATGTTTCCTCGGGATATGTGGTTGAGTCAGCTTGAACTAAACAACTTTATGTTTAGACAACAGAAAGAACGCAAGTTAGGTAAGCGAGACTACTATGAAAGTCTTGGTATTGCACTAGCTCCTAAAGGTGCTAATTACCGTGGTGAGTTTGACTGTTCAAAATAAAGTTACACTACTACTTGACAAACGGTAGTTACATGTGATTTAATGGTACTTCATTCCAACACTGAGTAAGTGTTATGAGACTTGACATAGTAACCGGCGAGAACTTCCGCCAAGTGCGTAGAAAGTACAGTGACAAGTTTCTAGAGTCATTGGAAAAAGAAGGTAAGAATGTAGAGTGGTGGATTCTGGAACAAATGAGTCTGCCACTAGACGAAAGAGCACCGGTCTTGTGACTGTGTGTAAGTGGTGGAGAGGGGCACAGTATGGTGCCTATGTGTAGGACATGGTTAGTGTGGTGCCTACGCCGCGAATTCAACTAAACTTTATTTAGACCTGTAGCAATACTTCGACTAAATAACCTCCTTTCTTGGGGGTTTTGTCGTGTCTAAACGTTTTTAAACCACAGGGAGTAAGTCTCCCACTTATTACATATCATGCCCTTGGAGGGTGAAAAATGCAAGCAATTAAATTTGACGGTGAAGGCTTCAAAGCTGAGGCAATCTGTGCTAGCCAGTTCAACGGTAAGCTGACCAACGTAAAGCAAGACCAATACAAAGACATTGATTTGTTTATTACTGCTAAAGACGGGTCAATCAAAAGTTGTTCTGTTAAAGACCAATTGCGGGGCACTTCAAAAGGGTGGACTTCCGTACAGTTGGAACTAACCACTATTAATACTCGCACTGGTGCAAAGCGTAACGGTTGCTTCTATACCAATGAATCAGATTATTACTTCTGGCGTATCTGGACTGCTGAGTATGGCGACACATGGGCAGTAATTGAATCTGTTGTACTCAAGGATTGGGTAGAAGCTAACAAAGCAACTCTGCGCAAGTGGTCAACCAAACCCGCTACAGAAGCTAAGAACCGCTCTTACAATCGAGTGTATGACCGTAGCGAAGGCGTAGAGCTTGAAGTTAGCGTTATGCGTGAACTTGGGAAGCTGATTAAAGTTAAGGAAACAATTCAATGAAACCACAGAGTCCCTATAAGGACAAAAAAGATATTCCTCTTCACTGTTTCAGTAATAAGGAATGTACCAAAACGCCAAGCCCTGAACTTAGAAAGTATTTACGCTATATGCTGGATACACACCCTAATGACTTAGAGTACCTTTGGCGATTTACACAACAATACACAGCACACGGCGGTTGTTACAAAATGGTGTACTCCGCTTGGTTGCATAAACTAACCCAAGACTTAGAGAAACAGGAGCAAGAAAAATAATGGCGGCTAACCTCTCGCAACAGAGTAAGCCACTGCACGTAGAAAACACAGTTCTTCAACTTGGTAAACAAGAGCTTAGTATTAACCAAGCCTTTTACACTTACCGAGACATGAAACTAGACGGTATTATCAGCGGCTCTATGTCGTTCATTAAAGCGGTACTGTCTAAAGGTGATTATAAGATTGCCTACCATGAGAAAAGCAACCAGCAAGAAAAGGGTGTTATTGACGCACTGAATGCAAGTTTAAACAACATGCAGGATTACGACAAGAAACGACTTCTTTCTAACTGGCTTCAAATGCTCGATTATGGTTGTTCATTGAATGAAGTTGTGTGTGAGCGTGTAGCTGGTAAGTTTGTATTTAAAACAATCTCCCCTATTCACCTTACCACTGTTGAAAAGTTTCAAATGAAGGGCGGTCTGTTAGACAAACTTCTGTTGAATCCTGCTGACAATGACGGGCTTGTTTACAACGTAGACGTAGCACAGAAAGACATTAGCGGTAGTAAGATTCTTTTCTTCCGTATTGAACCTGATTCAGACTTTCCCCTTGGTAAGAGTTTGCTTTATGGAGCTTACACCGCTTGGAAGTCTAAGAAGATTCTTCAAGAGTATGAAGCAATTGGTGTTGCTAAAAACTTGTCGGGTGTATTGGACATTAAAGTACCGTCCACTTACATTAACAAATACTTTGCAGAGCCAAACAGTGTAGAAGCTGTGTATGTTTCCAACTTGCTGACACAAGCGGAAATGTTGCACGCTGGTAAAGGTAGTTACATTCTGTCTGCTTCTGACTGTACAGACAACGGCCAACGCATGTTTGAGATTACAACTGTTGGCGGTAATGGTGGCAATGCTCAAAACTACAACGTAGGGCAAGCAATCTCCCGCTACAACCAAGAGATTATGTTGTCTCTGCAAACTATGGTTCTTTCCCTTGGTGCAGAAGGAGGTGGTTCATTCGCACTAAGTGACAATAGCACGTACCTAATGACTTTGTTTATCGAGAACGTACAACGAGTATTAAGCCAAGAGTTTAAGAAAGCTATTCGTATCGCGTTTGAACTTAACGGTCTACCTAATGACCGTATCCCTGACCTTGAGTTTGAACCTGTTCAGCCTCTCGACTGGGACGAGTTTACAAAGGGTTGGCAACGTCTGCTGCAATCTGGTGGTGTTACTGCTACACAAGACCTTGAAACGTTCTTCCGTGAAGCTGGTGCGGCTCCTATGGCTGACTATACCAAGAAACTTAACAACACGGTGGTTGCTGACGCTTCCGAACGTGCTGGCGATAAGGAGGGTTAAGAATGGCTAGTACAAACCTTGACCCCAGCAACTTTGTAGACCAAATGAGACTTAACACTGGCGACTTCATAGAGGACGAACCATATTTAGAAGATTCCATTTATGTTTATTTCTATGAGCTAGCCGGTAACAGTGTTATTGACGGTTCTATTATGGCGCTGGAAAGCATTATTAATAACATTGCTCTTAGTCCTCAACGTTGGCAGATTGGCGAAGCCTCGGAAACCGGCCCGCTGATTACTGCACTAACTGAAAGACTAACTGCACTTACACAAAGACGTACAGGTTCTAAAGTTCCGGTCATTCTCCGCAGTGATAGAAAGAACTGGTGTGACTTTAACGACGCATTTGGACAACAATCAAACCACTTTAGGAATTATTTGAAATGAGTGACAAACCGAGTCTATTAGAACGCCTTATGGGCAGTGCTAAGAATAAAGCAGACGATAACAAAGGTGCTCTTGAAGCTGAGATTAAAGCAAAGTTGAAAGGCATTCTGTATGACGAAGAACTAGTTAATGAACTCGCCCCAGTCTTTATGAAACTGCAAGGTGTGGACGGATTTAACCAAGTCTTTGAACTGCTGGAAACGAAAGAACGCCAGATTGAAGCCATGAGTGGTGGAGACTGGTTTAAGCAAGAAACTAACCCTGATAAGTCTACAGAAGAACAAACCACTGAAGACAGTGCCTCTCTTGTAGATCAAATTCTCTCTAAAAAATACGAAGGTAAATAAAAATGGCTGTTATCGCAACTATTGGCAACAAAGAAGATTTTCTGGTTCAACTTAATGGTGACTACAACGTACCGTTTGACGAAGTGTTGGTTACTGTAGCTGGCGCTCTGCCTGCTGGTACTCTGCTGGCTTCCGCTGCTGCTGCTAGTGCCGGTGCTGACACTGTAGTTTTCGGTATTCTGGCTGAGCCTAAAGCTGCTGGTTCGCAATGGGTACGTGTTATGACCCGTGGCAACCCTACCACTGTAAATGCTCAAGCTCTTAGCACTCTGACTGCAACTCTGATTGCTGGCCTTGCTGCTAAAAACATTATCGTAGTTAACAACTAAGTCACTCTGACACTAATCTAAGAAAGGAAATAAACAACATGGCAATTCTTATCAACAACGGTCAAGTAGTTGACCAAACCGCAGCTATCGAACGTATCCCATTCAAGCCGGGTCTGATCGGTGCAATGGGTCTGTATGGTACAGACGTAGTTCGTACTGACGCTGTGTCTTTTGACGTACAAGCTAACAGCCTTTACATTCTGGACGATCACCTGCGCAACGTAGCACAGAAAAACAGCACCGAAGAAAGCGGTTATGACCTGCACACTTTGGCAATCCCACACTACCCAATCGTTAAAACTATTGGCCGTGAGAAACTTGCTGGTGTTCGTGCTTTCGGTTCTGAGTCTGAGCAAATTGTTGCTGGTGCTGTTGCTGCTGAACTTGAGCGTCAAGCTGACCTGCATGATACCCATGAGGAATACTTGAAAGCACAAATGACCCTTAACGGTGTTGTTGTTACTGCCCACTACGGCACTATCAGCATGGCTGCCGAGTTTGGTGTTACCCGTCCTACTCAAGCCTTCACCTCTGCTACTGCCTTGGCCTCTATTCAAGCTGCACAAGCCAAGTCTAAAGCCGGTCTGCAAACTGGTGGTCGTATCCAAGGTTATGTACTGTTTGCAAGCCCTGAGCTGTTCGCTGCAATCATTGCTAGCCCTGACGTACTGCAAGCTTGGCAGTTCTCGCAAGCTGCTGGTAATCCACTGCGTAACGAACTGGGTACTGTTGCAAATGGCTACACCATGTTCCGTTATGGCAACGTAGACGTAGTTCTGTATGACGATTCTTTCGTTACCAAAACTGGCGCTGCTGTAACTGTTCTGGCTGCTAACACTGGTGTTCTGGTTCCACGTACTCGTTTGGGTACTGCAATCTACGGCCCAGCTTCTACCCTGTCTGGTTTGGGTGGTGTTGGTAGCAAGCGTTTCGCAACTTCGCACCGTGACCCGAAAGACCGTTACGTTGAAGTTGAATCTGAGCAAAGCACCCTCGTTATCAACGAGCAATACGGCGCTACTGTTCTGATTACTCTGACTGTTTAAGTAACATAACCCACAGGGGAGGGGAGACTAAAAACCTCCTTTCCCCTTTTTTGTTTCTAAAATAAGAGGCTAACTATGGCTGTTGCACAGAGAAAGAAAAGAGAATACACGTTCCACATAGATCAAGAAGACTTAGCAGAAATTGAAGTGCTTGCACCTCTCAGTATTAAACAAGAAACATACCTTAACGACGATACCCATGACATTATTGTGTGGGGTGGCGCTATGGCGGCTGGGAAGACCCAATTAAGTTTGATTCGGCTTATGCTTGCTGGTATGTGGGATAAGAACTATGTAGCGGGTATTGCCCGTGCTAGTCAGAAACAAATGAAAATGCCGGGGTCACTATGGGACACAGGATTAAAACTGTTTGCACCCTATGGTATTAGCTCTAACAAGATCGAAACAAGCTGGTCATTCCCTAGCGGGGCTGTCGTCAAATGTCACCACTTATACAATAACGTGGAAGACTGGCATGGGTCACAGTGTACAGAATTCCTAGTTGACGAAAGTCAACAGTGTAAAGAAGAGGACGTATGGTTTCTAACTTCACGCCTTCGTTCTAAGAGTAAACAGAAGCACCAACTACGCCTAACTTGTAACCCCCTGAATACGAGCTTTCTTTGTGATTGGTTAGTGAAGGCTGGTTATGTTGGTGAAGACGGATACGCAATTAAAGAAATGGACGGCGTAACCACTTACATGATTCAACTAGGTGGTGAGTTTGTTTGGTACAAGACACAGAAAGAACTGATTGCTGCTGTAGGTAAAGAAACTGCCAATATGGCACAGAAGTTTTGTTACTACAACGCCAACGTCTATGATAATCCGTACATTCGTAAGAATTTGCCACAGTACGTTCATAAACTTGAGAACCAAAAGCCTATTGAGCGTGCCCGTAACTTGCTGGGGAACTGGTTTATAAAAAGTGAGGGTGACGGCTATATAGATTCTGACTGGTTCAAACAAGTGGCATGGTCTGACATTCCTAGAGGCTTACAAACTGTTCGCAGTTATGACCTAGCTAGTACAAAACCCCATGCAGGGAACAAAGATCCTGACTGGACTAGGGGCGTTAAGGGAACATACGACAAAGAAAGTGGTAACTTCTATATTCTTGATATGGTAAGTATGAGAGACAGCCCAGCAATGGTAGGTGCTCTTATTGAATCCACGGCAGCGGCAGACGGTAAGGAAGTTTATATTTCTATTCCGGTGGACGCTGGACAAGCTGGACGAACTGTAGCAGACCAGAAGAAAGCCCGATTGACTGTATTAGGTCATAGAGCGGTGCTAGACAGTACAAGAAAGGGCAAGTTGGCACGAGCTGAGAACTTTCTAATTGCACTACAAGAAGGGAAAGTGTTTGTTGCTCCCGGTGTGTTTACAAAAGACCACTATGCAGAAATGGAAGCATTCGACGGTGACAAGTGTTCAGGACAACACGACGATATCACGGACGCCGTAGCAAGTTGTTATAACATGCTGACAAGCAATAGTCTCATTCCAACAATTCGGATTAACCCTAATAACAGCCAACAATATAAACGCTTGGGAGGTAGTACGCTACTATGAGCATAGCCGCATTTTACAGAACGTGGATTCCCTTTGTAACTACCTATACTTATAACAGTGAAGGTAGCCCGGTCTTTGTAACTACAGAGCCTTATTTTATAAAGGGTAACATTCAACCATTCAAACAAGGAACAATGTTTACACTTGCTGACTATGGAAGTAGCTATAAGAACTACAGAACTATGTTCTTACGCAAACTGCCCATACTGACACCGCCAGAAGGTTTACCACCAGACGCTGTAGCACAGAAAACCTATGCTTGGATCACTGGTAACACTCAAATAGGGCAGCAACAAGGCTGGTATGTCGTTATTGCAAGTAAGGACTACACCAAAGCAGGTAGAGCACCTAAACACTATGAGTTTGACGCACTGTACACAGCAACAGACCAACCGGGGCCAGAAGGTAGCCCATTGGGTGAACCTGTTCCAATGCCTGAACTTGTAGACGCTTTTGAAGCTGTAATTAGAGAGCTTCACGAACTAACACCAATCGTAATCGAGGAATTAACTTAATGGCTACTAATGCTGACTTTGACGCGCTTATTGTGCGTATTACCACTGCAACAAATACACTAGAAGCTGACGTAGTAACACTGACAGAAGGTGCAAGTGATATTGAAGCCTCTGTTACTGCTGCTCAAACTGCTGCTGCTAACTCCGCTACTAGTGCAGGCGTTGCTAACACAAATGCTAACACAGCAATACAAGAAGCAATTAACGCTAACAACTTTGCACAACAGTCTAATGACTCCTATGTATTGGCTAACCAAGCAAAGAATGACACCAATGTAATTAAGACACAAACTCAAGCTATTGCTGACGAACTATTGGCTACTGCACCGTTTCAAGAAGCACCAGAAGACGGTAGTATTTACGGTAGACAGAATGGTACATGGGCGATTGTTGACACTGGTGGGGCTACCCCGGTTACTGCTGTTAATGGTAACTTGCCTGACGGAACTGGTAACGTAACTATTGCTATTCCAGACGCTACAAGTGACCTCACTAACGACAGTGGGTTTATTACTGCTGCTGACGTACCTGCTGCACCTGTACAGGAAGCCCCTGTAGACGGTAAACAATATGCACGTAAAGACGCTGCATGGTCTGAGGTTGTTTCTAGTGGCGGTGGTGGTGCATGGCCTGCTCCGTTTGTAGACGAAACTAACAACCTTATTACCCTTGACGGTGGTACTACTTTTGTTCCTTGGACTCAGTGGCAATATGCTAACCCTTTCCGTTCTCAAAACATGAACGTTCTAAAGCGTACTGTTGCACCTGTTGTTGACTCGGTAACTGGGTTTAATGCTTGGTTCACCAACGTAACTAACTTGTCTACTATGCCAGCCGGTAAGTATTACTTTGCTAGCACTGCATTTAAGAACGCTGTAGGTGGTGCTGCTTTGTTAGGTCAGACTGGTGTTATTACAGTTGAACAATACGACGACGGTGCTTTTAGTAAACGTGCTTGGGCTGTAACCTTCACTAACTCCGGTACTGTTGGTGGTATGTACATTTGGCGTACTGCTGGTACTTGGTTCCCTGTTGGTACTCAGACAGCATAAGGAGATAAAGTTATGGAACCTGCAAGCGCTATTTACTTAGTTGGAGTAGTTCTTGTGGGTCTACTTGGTTTCATTGGGTGGTTGATTAAAGACCGCTTTAAGAAGCTGGAAGACGTAGACTCACGATTAACTAAGGTAGAAACAAAGCTCGACGTTCTAGGTGATATTAACGCCACACTTAATAAGCTGAAAACGGACGTAGAGATAATTAAGATTCAAGTAGAGCATAACGCTAAGCCTTAGAGCTTAGTGTCTACTGACGAATAATAACTAATGTATGTGTGGCTATATGTAGTCGGGGATAGTCAAAGTAGCCTGTAGAGGTTTCTTTCTCGATTGTACCCTTAATAGGTTACTTCTATTGGGGAGGGGGAGTTAATCATATGTTTATATGGGACTATGCTTTTAAGACGGGCGTCAACTATTATTTTACAGGATATCCGCCAGCTTGTCCAATTGTTTATATTCATTTGACACAGAAGATTGATAGAATAATCTAATGAAGAGACAGACTATGGACAGAGGGAAGCTGATAGAAATATACAATGTATTGGCAACACACTAAAAGTATGAGTGAGAGAGTAAGAGCAATTTAACATATTCTCTTTATTATACGAACAGGACTAGGCAGGGGGTGGGGTATGCACACTGTACTAGGTATGTCAAGTGTATATATTTAGTAGTAACCATTCGTCGGTCAATGCTTGACCTCCTCACTACATTGTGCTAGCTAGACTCATAGGTAAATACAATGGACTAAGGTACTCTGATAGGTATTCTCTATAGGCTCACATATAGGCTATGTCTATTAGGCTGAGTATTCTCATAAATATTATTCATTGGACATGGCGTCAAGAATCTGGCAGTAACCGTTCGTCACCTAGTGAAAATAAATGAAAATAATGCTTGACATTGTCAAAAAAATGTCGTCGGGCCAACGTAACAAAGTAACATAGACTACTCACATAGTCGCTACCCCAAGTAACACAAGGGTTTGAGGGTTGTTACCCCATTTCCCACTCTAATAAACTCTGATAGTAATCTTATTGGTTACTTATTGAACAACTAACTTAGGAATATGTAATATGATAACGCTATTTATGATTAAACTTGGTATGGGATTGACTGCATTTGTACTCTTTCTGCTTACTCAGTACACACTTTTAAAGTTCTTTGACAAACTATTGGGCATAGACTTTAAGAAAGCCTTTGACAGAATAGAAGAGTGTCCTAAAGCTATGAGTCATTACTACGGCTTGCGCTTCCTTGGTACTTCTAT